AGACGTGTGCTCTTCCGATCTAGACCTCGCAGGGCGGGAATCTATCTTGTTTCCAGTTTTTAAGTCGCAAGTTGACCGCGATTTAGAGAACAGCACAGTTTACGCCGAAAACGGCAAAAAAGGTGGCAAAACAAAAAATTCGAGCCAAACCGAACCAAAACTAACCAAACCGAACCAAAGTGAACCAAAACGCCCTAACAAAGAAAAAGAAGAAGACAAAGAAAAAGACAATGACAAAGACGAAGAGATAACGGCGGCTTCGCCGCCAACGCGCGCGAAGAGCAGCGATTTCGATCTCTTTTGGCGAGCGTACCCGAAGAAAGTCGGGAAGGAAGCCGCTAGGAAAGCATTCAGCCGGGTAAAAGCCCCGCTTGAGTCACTCCTGACCGCCATAGAGCGGCAGAAGTGTGGCAACCAATGGACGACGGAAAACGGACGCTTTATCCCGAACCCGGCCACATGGCTGAATCAGGGACGCTGGGAAGACGAGGTTGCGCAAACACCACTTAGCCGCGCTGCAAAGCCCGGCTACGGCGTGCAGGGACACCATGACGAGCTGAACCCGCTGGAACGCGCAGCTGTGGACAGGGTGATGGGGCCGGTTTCAAAGGGCGCTGCCCGATTGCAGCAAGGCGTACAGCGCCACGAGGACGAACTTGATGCGTTCCAGCTGGAGGCGGTCGAGCGAATGCTTGCGGAAAACAAGGAGGACAAGACATGAGATTTGTTTGCGATTGCTGCCACGATCTGACGAACATCGAGGCCGACCGGATGGAAATCCAGGGCGAGAAGCTGATGGTGTATAGCCGCGGGCGGCTGGTGTACGTTGCGGATCTCGGCCAGATCATGCTGGCCAAGCTGACGCCGGGGAGGGAGGAGGCAAAATGAAAGAGAATGTGCTGGAGCGAAATGCAAGGCTGGATACCGAACGGAAGATTGCGGATTTTCGAGTAAAACAGCAGATGGATTATGCGTTCAAGGTGAAATACGCCAAAATCCGCGCATGGGAATTCTACGATCACCCAGACGTTGCAGGTAGCTGCTACGTAGCTGTCGGCGGGCTGGATTCAATCACGCTGCTCCTGTTCCTTCGCAGCATCGGTATTGATGTGCCTGCCATCTCGGTATCGTCGCTTGAGGATAAAAGCATTCAGCTGATTCACAAGCAACTCGGCGTGAAGCCGCTGAAACCGCTGAAAAGCAAAGTGGAAGTGCTGCGGGAGTACGGATGGCCGGTTATCTCCAAGGAAGTTGCGGGGAAAATTTCACTTTTGCAGAATCCAAGCGAGAAGAACGCAACGGTACGCCATGCAATCATAACTGGGGAAACAGGGGCTTACGGCGGGTTCCGCACGGGGACGCGGATGAAGCTGGCTCAAAAGTGGCTGGAGCTCTTCGGCGGGTACGAAAATGAGAATGAGGGAGTCAGCTACAAAACACCGGATTTTCTCGTATCGGATAAGTGCTGCTATTACCTGAAGGAAAAGCCTTGCAGCGATTATGCCAAAGAAACCGGAAGCTTCCCGTATATGGGCCTGATGGCGTCCGAAGGAGGGCGCAGGCAGAAAGCGTTGATGATGCACGGGTGCAATTACATATCGCCGGGAACGAAACGCAGCTGTCCATTCGCGATTTTCTCGCGGCAGGATCTTTTGCAGCTTGCGCTGGATTTGCGGGTTCCGGTGCCGGAAATCTACGGAGAGATCGTGCGCGACGCAGATGGAACACTCAAGACGACAAAAGCACATAGAACCGGGTGCTCCATGTGCGGGTTCGGCGTGCACATGGAAAAACGCCCACACCGGTTTGACCGGCTGTGGGAGCGGAATCCAAAGGAGTGGGAAATGTGGATGAATCACGTGATGCAGGATGATCGCGGGAACTGGTACGGCTGGGGCCGTGTGCTGGACTACATCGGCGTCGAGTGGCGGGATCCGGAAGCCGCGCTGTTAAATCCGGATGAACTGCCGGGACAAATGGTTCTTGAAGGAATGGAGGATATATGACAGACAAGGAAATCGTGCAGGCGCTGCGGTGCTGTGCAGACCATAGCTGCAGCGCCAAGTGTCCGGCATTCCCCGCCGGGCTGGATTGCAGAGAAGAAATGCACAAAGAGGTGCTTGCTTTACTCGAACGTCTGAGCGCCGAGAACGCAGCGCTGCGGGAGAAGGTGCCGCAGTGGATCAGCGTGGAGGATAGGCTGCCAATAGACCGTCTCAGCAAATATCTCGTTGCTTTTCGGGACGCGGGCGGCTCGATTGTAGATATGGCCAGATACTTTCCGAGCGACGGATGGACGTGCAATAACTGGGACGTACCGCAGAACTTGATTACTCACTGGATGCCGCTGCCGGACGCGCCGGAGGAAGGAGACAAGCATGAGTAAAGCTGTTTTGATCAGCATTCGCCCTGAGTGGTGTGAGAAGATCATCAGCGGGCGGAAGACCATTGAGGTGCGCAAGACGCGCCCGAAGATGAACCCGCCGTTTAAGTGCTACATTTACCGTTCGGTTCAGGGCGGCGTCATCGGCGAGTTTGTATGCGACGACATTTTTGAAAGGATCGTCAGAGTAGGAGCAAACTGTGAACCGCCGAAATATTGCATCTGCGATTGGAACATGGACTGCACACCGCTTGATACGCTTCTTGCGGATGCCTGCCTGACAAAAGACGAGCTGGAGAAGTATTTGGACGGCGGCGTCGGCTACGGATGGCACATTTCCAACCTCAGAATTTACGATCACCCGCGCGAACTGCGGGAATTTTACGCTGTGCCAAATGAGGTAGAGGTAGCGCTCAAGGCAAAACCCAGGCCAATCACCCGCCCGCCGCAGAGCTGGCGATATGTGGAGGAGCAGAAATGAACGAGCGAGATAAAATCCTGCTGCGGTATGTCTGCGATGGCGACATGAAGAGAGCTCGCCAACAGGCAAAACTAATTTTAGAAAATACAACGGCCAAAAAGGATGAGCATTTTCGGTATGAGATGCTGAGAAAACTGGAGACCAAAAGCAACTTCATTGAACTGCCAGCGAACTTGCAGGGCATTTTGGTAGCGGAGGACTCCACCTTTTTCCCCAACAAGAAGTTCTTAGCCAGGCCACATGAGGAGGCTGTAGCAAAAAAGGTGCTACGCATTTACCGCGCCGCCGATAAACTGGCAGAGATCGGACTGCCGTATTTCTCCGCGCTTCTGCTGCACGGAGAAAGCGGGTGCGGAAAAACAGAACTGGCGAGATATATTGCGTATAAAGCAAACCTGCCGTTCGTCTATGTCCGGTTCTCCGCGTTGGTGAGTTCATATCTGGGCAGTACACAGGCCAATATCGCCCGCATCTTTGATTATGTGAGGCGCGAACCGTGTGTCCTGTGCTTTGATGAGATCGACGCAGTGGGAATGGCCCGTGGGCAAAGAAACGATGTCGGGGAAATGAACCGTATCGTCATCGCACTTATGCAGGAACTGGACAAGCTTCCCAACAATGTGATTATCGTCGGCACAACGAACCGCTTTGACCGGCTCGACCCCGCGCTGATCCGGCGGTTTCCCATTCAATACGAAGTACAGAAACTATCCCCTGAAGAAGCCTGTGCGCTTGCAGAAAAGATCATCGGTTATGCCGGGATAGATGTCGAACCGTGGAAATTGTGGTTTACTGCGGTATTCCCGGAAAGCGTACCCGCCTCTACTGTGGTGAAGGTGTGCGTGGACGAAATAGTTGCGTATATCATCGAAAAGGAGGAAGAGAAATGAACGAAAGAATGACGAAGCGTGACACCGATGGACAGGCAATGATGGACTGCGAGAAGTGCAAATCGGATTGGACGGGTAAGCATGGTAAGCTGATGGCTGACTGCACTGCGCTGTATTGCCGAAATCGTTTGTTAGGACGGCTGGTGGAATATGAGGACACGGGGCTTGAACCGGAAGCAGTGGAAACGGTTAAGCTTGCGCTGGCCACCAACAATACGCCAATCAGCAGGCTCGTAGAGCTGGCCGAGGCCGACAAGGACGGGCGCGTCATTATATTGCCGTGCAAGGTGGGCGATACGATTTATTTCGCCCGCGCCAATCCTATTCTCCAGTATAAGGTCACAGGGTACGAGATGGGGGTAGCAGGTATCTCGCAGGTTCACAGCAAGCACGTCGCTAAAGAAACAGGGTTAACGTTTAATTTTACATTCAGACCAAGCAGCATTGGAAAAACCGTATTTTTTACCCGCGAGGAAGCCGAACGGGCTTTGCGGGAAATGGAGGGCAAGTAATGGAAGAACGAAATATCGACAGGATAAACGACATTCTTGAAAAGGCAAAATCTCAAGGATGGCTGGATGGATTTGATTTTTCGATTTTGATGCAGCGGCTTTTAATCCCAGATGGTGGATACATCATAGGCACCGGAAATTGGGAAAATGTGAATGCGGAAGCTGCTTTGATGCTTTATGAGAAGATCAAAAGGCATCCGATACTTTGGAGACTTTTCTTCATGCTGTGAGAGGGGAGGTATTCGATGGGAACAATTCTGGCGATTGATCCCGGCAATACCAAATCTGGCTATGTGGTGGTCGAGCACGACGGCGAAGAAATTCGCCGCGTGCTGGAGGCCGGGAAGAAAGGTAACAATGAGCTACTGCCGATGCTTGAGCGGAAGCTTTACGGGAACGGCCATGACGTGGCAATCGAGATGATCGCGGGCATGGGAATGACGGTAGGCCAAGAGGTGTTCGATACCTGCGTATGGATCGGGCGATTCTGGCAAACCGTGTTGTGGCAGCTCGGCTACGGGCCGACAAGGATCTACCGCCGGGAAGAAAAGCTGGATCTGTGCGGTTCGCTATCTGCCAAAGATGCCAACATCCGGCAGGCACTCGTTGACCGCTACGCGCCCGGCCAGCCGAATTTCGGCAAGGGCACGAAGAAGAATCCCGGTTTCTTCTACGGCTTCTCGGCGGATATGTGGGCGGCTATGGCCGTTGCGGTCACATATTTTGACAAGTACATCAAGGGGGTAAAGCTATGAGCAAGATGCAGCGCAAGCCACCAAGACCGCCGATGCGGCTGACGTGCGATGCCTGCGGGAAAACGTTTATGCGGGCTCCATCGAAGTACAAGGCAAAATACAATTTCTGCAGCGAGGCGTGCGCCTGGGCGGCACATGGGGAAGCTGTGATGGGCCTGGCAGAGCGCGTGCGGATCCTGATCACGTGCTCGATCCCGGTATACCCGGAAATGCGGCCCGTCTGCGGGCGGGTGTATCCTGCCGAGAAATACAAATACAGGACAAACCGGACGGGCTATGTCGTCGAGGTGGGTGGCAAGCGCGTATGCGTGAGGGTGGACGAATGCAGGGAAATCTAGGGCTTACACCGGTGCAGGCCCCGTGTAAGGGCTGCGCGGACAGGCATACCGGCTGCCACACGGACTGCACCCGATACATAGCATTCCGCCGGGAGGCGGACAGATACAGACAGGAGCATTCAAAAGACGCGGCGAGATATGCGACGACGCGGGGCTGCATGCGGACGCTGCGGGACGCAACCCGCGCAAGACGTGAAGGGAGGCAACATTACTGATGAGCACGCCGCGATACGGCTGGTGGGCCTATGCAAAGTGGATGATCCGCAGCTATAAGGGCGGCGAGCTGATGACGAAGGCCGAGCGCGCTGCCGTTGAGGAGGCAATAGCAGAGACGGAACGGCTCGTTGACGGCGCGGAGCGACTCCGGCTCATAGATTTGGTTCTTTGGAAGCGGACGCATACCTTGCAGGGCGCTGCGATGGCGGTTTATGTATCCGAACGCACCGCGCAGGAATGGCACAGGCAATTTATTCGCCTTGTGGGGCAAAAAAGAGGGCTTTTATGAAAAAGTCTGCGTCCCAGAGCCAAATTTAACATTTACTATAAGGGCGTAGAGATCAACTCTACGCCCTTCTTCATCGGCACCGCAGCGTTCTGCGGAAACCTCCTCCTCCTGTTCTCGTGTTCTCCGGTGTGAATAAATATATTTATTCACACACGGAGACACGAGAACGAAAGAATGAGGCAGAAAGGAGCGGCTATGGCGAGTTTGCGCGCCCTTGCACACAAGCTGCAAACAGCGCTCTTGTACCACGGAATCAAAATAAAAATCAATCAAATGCAGACCTATTCCGCGAAAAATGACAGGATGGTGACGAAATACATGGTTTACGAATATCGACCTGATGAAAAGACGAAGAACGTCACTCTGCTGGAAACGTACCAGATCGCGGATGTGGTGAAGTTGCTGGTAAGCCTTTACAGCGATGGCGGATGAAAAACTTACGCCGAAGCAGAAACGATTCTGCGAAGAATATTTAAAATCTGCCAACGCCTCAGAAGCAGCGAAAAAAGCGGGATATAGCCTGAAAACGGCTCCGTTTATTGGCGCTGAAAACCTAAAAAAACCTCAAATTTCTGCCTATATTAAGCGCAGGATGGACGAACAGGAAGCGGCGCAGGTCGCGGATTCAAACGAAATTCTGAAATTTTACACTGCGGTAATGCGCGGCGAGATCAAAGACCAGTTCGGCATGGACGCATCGCTGTCCGACCGGCTGAAAGCCGGTGACAGCCTTATGAAACGCTACGCAGCTGCTTCCGACCGCAACAGGACGACAATGGAGAAGCTTGATTCGATGCTGAAGGAGTTCCAAGATGCTGTTAAGTCCGAAGCAACGTGAATATGTGTTGAAAAGCGCCGGGCACAGATGGGGCTTCAAGGGTGGTGCAACACGCAGCGGGAAGACTTACCTCGATTTTCGATGGATCATACCGATCCGGATTCGTGAGCGAATCGGGAAAGATGGTCTGGCCGTCATTCTCGGCGTAACAAAATCCACGATTGAGCGAAATGTGCTGGAGCCGATGCGGAACCTGTATGGCGATATGCTCGTCGGAACAATCTCCAGCGACAACACGGCGTGGATTTTCGGAGAAAAGTGCTATTGCCTCGGTGCGGAAAAGGTTTCTCAGGTGTCAAAGATCCGCGGCGCGTCGATTAAATATTGCTACGGCGACGAGGTTGCGGACTGGTCGGAAGAAGTCTTCGCACTGCTAAAAAGCCGTCTTGATAAGGAATACTCCTGTTTTGATGGGACGTTCAATCCGCAATATCCTGACCACTGGCTGAAAAAATTCCTCGATAGCAACGCGGATATTTTCAGCCAGACATATACGATCGACGACAATCCGTTCCTGCCGGAATCTTTTAAAGAAAATCTGAAAAAAGAATACGAAGGGACGGTTTATTACGACCGCTACATTCTCGGCCTCTGGGTACGCGCCGAAGGACTGGTATATCCGATGTTTGGAGATGGCTGCATCACGCAGGATACCCCGGACACCGGAGATTATTATATATCTATAGACTATGGCACGCTGAACCCGTTTTCTGCCGGGTTATGGTGCGTTGGGAAGAAATGTGCAGTCAGAATCGCGGAGATCTATTACAGCGGCCGCGAGGAAAAGAAGCAGAAAACAGATGAGGAATACTGCGACATGGTAGAACGGCTTGCAGGAGATAAGCCAATCAGGGCCGTTGTCGTGGATCCGTCTGCCGCATCGTTCATTGAAGCGCTGCGCAGAAGGGGCGGATTTAAAGTCCGGCACGCGGACAACGACGTTTTGAACGGGATCCGCACAACGTCCGACTTCCTGCGTGATGGAAGAATCAAGATTCATGCGGGCTGTAAAGACGCCATCCGAGAATTCGGGCTTTACAGGTGGGACGAAAAAGCAGAATCTGACCGCGTCGTGAAGGAAAACGACCACACTATGGACGAAATCAGGTACATGGTGATGACGGTTTTGAAAAAGCACTTCAAAGAACACAGATTTGTGCCGGAGCTGGCGCGGTGAGGTAAAAGATGAAAACATATCAGGATTTTTTAGAGGTCGCGGAAAAGTCTGACCGGGAACGGATGGAATTTGTTCTGTCCGCGATAAATAATCACAAAGACTCGGATTTATACAAACAGGCGGTTATTGCGAAGGAATACGACGCGCACAGGAATGTGACGATTGCAAATTTTCAAAAGCTGCTTTATACACTCAACGGGAAAGTCATTCCAGACAACTACAGTCCGAACTATAAGCTTCGGAGCAATTTCTTTGCAAATTTCATCACGCAGGAAACGCAGTATCTGCTCGGAAACGGCGTGACGCTGAAAGAAGCCGCGAACAAAGGAAAACTCGGCGCATCGTTCGACGTTCGGCTGCAGGACGCAGCGCATGCGGCGCTTGTTGGAGGCGTATCGTATGGCTTCTGGAACCTTGATCATCTTGAGGTTTTCGATGTAACAGAGTTCGTTCCGCTTCTCGATGAGGAAAACGGTGCGTTGCGCTCCGGGATTAGATTCTGGCAGGTATCCGGTACAAAGCCGCTTCGCGCAACACTCTACGAGCCGGACGGCTTTACACAGTTCATCCGCAGAAGCGGAAAAAACATGGAGATCCTAGAGGCAAAGCGCGGATATGTATCTGTCGAGGCAAGTTCCGAAGCGGACGGTACGGAAATCCTTGCATATCAAAACTATCCCGGCTTCCCGATTATTCCGCTCTACGGCAACCGCGCAAGGCAGTCAGAGCTTGTCGGCCAACGCGAGGCGATAGACTGCTACGATCTCATTAAGTCAGGCTTTGCGAATACAGTTGATGAGGCGTCAATCATTTACTGGACGATCTCGAACGCTGGCGGAATGGACGAGATCGATATGGCACGGTTCAAAGAGTCCATGCGGAGAATTGGTGTAGGTCTTGTGGACGACGACGGCGCGAAGGCAGAGGCTCATACGCTCACAATCCCGGTTGAAGCTCGGGAAGCGCTTCTTTCCAGAATCAGCGACGATCTTTACCGTGACGCGCAAATGCTTGATGTGACAAAAATGCAGGCGGGACAGAAGACGGCGACGGAGATCATGGCGGCGTATCAGCCGATGGATAACAAGGTGGATCAATTTGAATACTGCGTGATCGAGTTCCTGCAGGCGTTGTTTAAGATCGTTGGTATTGATGACGAGCCGTCCTTTATGCGATCCAAAATAACAAATCAGTTAGAACAGACGCAAATGGTGCTGCTTGCCGCGAGCTACCTTGACGACGAAACGATTCTGAGCAAGCTGCCGTGGCTTACGCAGGAGGAAATCGCAAACATTTTGAAGAGGAAAAGCGCGGAAGAATTAGAGCGATATTCCACGAAAGATATGGAGGAATAGACGTATGAGCAGCATGGTACAGGGCGATGCGTACAGTCTGGCCGTCACGGTCAAGAACAACGGGCAGGCTGTCGAGATCGACGATATTGAGAAGGTCGAAATGACGCTTCTGTATTTGCAGAAGTATTACCCAGGCCAGATCACATACGCGGACGGGAAATTCTATTTCCCGCTGGCGCAGGAAGAAACATTCCGCCTGCCGAAGGTCTGCCAGATGCAGATCCGCGTAAAATTCAAAAGCGGTGACGTGATCGGCTCGGAGATCAAGCAGATCGACGTTGCGCACGCGCTTTCAAAGGCGGTGTTGTGATGGGCGGCATTGAATTTGGACTCAAGAACCGCGATCCGGTTGACGTTTCCTTTAGCGTTTCCGTGCGTGCTGACGGCGGCTCCGGCGGCGGCTACAACATCGGCCCCGGCCTGAAGCTGGACGCCGAAACCAACACCCTGTCCGTCGATACGGCGGATGCCGTCGAAAAGGACAACACCAAGCCCGTAACGTCCGCCGCCGTGTATGCGGAGGTCGGCAACATCAACGCCCTGCTGGCGACGATTTAAGGAGAGGATTTTATGAGCACACAAACCGAAATTACCAGATTGCAGACAGCGCGGAACAAGCTGCGCACATGGCTCGTCGGCCTCGGCCTTGCCGCGAGCACGGACAAACTCGACGCGCTGACCGACAAGGCCGCCGCCATCAAAAATCAGGGCGCGGTTGACGCCAACGTCAAGGAGGGCGAGTCCTACACCATACCCGCGGGCTATCACAACGGCTCCGGCACGGTCAAGGGCGTCTCCGGCGGCGGCAACTACAACCTGCAGGCCAAATCCGTCACGCCGACAAAGGAGCAGCAGTCCATCACGCCAGATCAGGGCTATTACGGCCTGTCCGGCGTGACCGTCGGCGCGATCCCGGAAAACTATCAGGACGTCTCCGCCACGACCGCCGCGCCCGGCGACGTGCTGGCGAATAAAGTATTTATCGACGCGGACGGCGTAACGCAGGCTGGCACCATGCCGGACAACGGTGCAGTGGAGAAAGTGCTGGACGCGACGACCGGCAATCAGGAATACACCGTCCCGGCGGGCAAGCACTCCGGCGCGGGCAAGGTATCCGTCGTGCTGGAAACCAAGTCCGCCACGCCTGCCGAGGCCGCGCAGGACATCACGCCCACGAAGGGCAAAGTCCTCGGCAAGGTCACGGTCGGCGCGATCCCGGAAAAATACAAGGACGTTTCCGGCGTGACTGCCGGAGCGGCAGACGTGCTGGACGGAAAGTTTATCGTGCTAGCCGACGGCAGCAAGGTCGAGGGCACCATGGCCAACAACGGCGCGATCTCGAAGACCATCGACGGCCTCACGCAGACCAGCGTAGCCATCCCCGCAGGCTATACCTCCGGCGGAACCGTCAGCATGACAGACGACATCGAAAACGCCCTCGCCGCGATTTAAAGGAGGAACAGATATGAGCGTACAGACAGAGATTGATCGCATTATCACGGCAGTCGGCGCGGCGTATGACGCAGTAAAGGCCAAAGGCGGCACAGCCCCTGCGGCACAGACCATCGAAGGGCTTGCAGGCGCGATCAGCGGCATAAAATCCGCACCAGCTACACCGTATATGGTAGCTGAATACGAGCAAGAACCAATGACAGCCTATGAAAGCGCAAGCTATATAAAAAAAGCAAAGCTCTACAACCACACAAGAATTGTAAGGCTTGAGTTTGCGCAACAAACCCACCTGCAAGAGCTGGATATGTCAGATCCATCAAACAACATTACAACGATTGAATCGAACGCTTTTTCAAGCTCTATGTGTGAGAATGTTATGATACCGGAAACGGTTACATTGATAGGAAATGGCGCGTTTAGTGATGCTACGATCGGAACAATGATTTTGCCGGGGAGCGTAACCAGAATTTCAGACATGGCATTTACAGATGTGCACGGCGTTAATGGTGCAGCACCGGTAATAAAACTAAACGAAGGGCTTGTTGCTATCGGAAGCTCTGCGTTTGGCTCTGGGTTTGGCTATTCGGAAATTTCCGGAGAAATGGAGATTCCGTCAACAGTGGCAGAAATAGGAGACTACTGTTTTAGCGGTGCTAGCATAACAACTGTTATCTGCAAGCCGACAACGCCACCTTCGCTTGGAACTGGAGCATTCACCTCGGACACAGCGGGATTTACCATCAAAGTCCCGGCTGCATCGGTCGCGGCGTATAAAGCTGCCGACGGATGGAAGGATTATGCGAGTTACATCGTTGCGATGTGAACGCCGAAAACCGGAAAAGGGAGAACACCATGGACACCAAGACTATCATCGTTACCCTCGTCTGCGCCGTGCTCGGCGGGGCGGATAGAAGTGTATGAGCACAAGCAACACCGCCGGGCAGAAAATGACCGACGCAGAGCTCACAAAGCTTGAAAAGCGGATTGCTGCGATATACAGGGAAGCGTATGACGGTCTGACGGACATCATCAAGGAGTATTTCGCAAAGTTCGCAGACCGTGACGCTTCCGAAAAGGCACGGCTGGACGCTGGCGATATCACCGATGAACAATACAAGCAATGGCGGCTTGCGCAGATCGGGCGTGGAAAGCGCTTTGAGGCGCTACGGGATAAGGTCGCAAAGCGCATGACAAATGCAAACGCAACCGCAATCGCCTATATCAACGACGCAACGCCGGGGATTTACAGCCTGAACAGGAACCTAGCAGCCTATATGATCGAGCAGGTGGCGGGGGACGTTGGATTCGATCTCTGGGATGAGCGGGTTGTGAAGCGCCTGGTTTCCGAGCAGCCGGGCCTTATGCCATCCTACCCGGAGAAGCGAGCACTCAAACGTGGGATTGACCTTGCGTACGGGAAAAAGCAGATAACCGCCAGTGTCACCAGCTCCATCTTACAGGGCAGAAGCATCAAGGGCATGGCAGATGATCTGCAAAGTCGTATCACCACCATGAACCGCGATTCCGCCATCCGGACAGCTCGAACGGCAGTCACGGGCGCGCAGAACGCCGGGCGGCTGGATTCCTATTATGCCGCTGAGAAAATGGGAATCAAGTGCAGAAAACAATGGATGGCGACGCTCGACGGAAGAACCCGCCACTCCCACGCCATGCTCGACGGCGAGATCGTGGACAACGACAAAAAGTTCTCCAACGGCTGCCGCTACCCAGGCGACCCAAACGGCCCACCGTCCGAAATCTATAACTGCCGCTGCACGCTGGTATCCGAGATCGAAGGAATCGACACCTCCGGAGGCAAGCGCCGTGCCAGAAATCCGGAGACCGGGCGGAATGAGCTGATTGAGAACATGAGCTATGCTGAATGGGCAGGGTGGAAAAAGAAAAATGGACGTTGAATTTATCGACAATTCCAAAGAAGTGAAGTCTGCTATGCACGACGCGCTGATTCGCGCCCTCGAAAAGATTGGAATGACGGCTGAAAAGTACGCGAAGCGGCTGTGCCCGGTGGACACCGGCAATCTGAGGAACAGTATCACGCACCGCGTAGATGAAGGGGAACCGGCTGCATACATCGGAAGCAACATGGAATACGCCGCATACGTCGAACTCGGAACTGGCAAGCATTATCCGGGCGGGAGACCTACGCCGTGGGCGTATCAGGACGCAAAGGGGAACTGGCACTGGACGGCTGGAAACAAAGCACAGCCGTATTTGAAGCCAGCGGCGGCGAACTATGCGGCGCAGTACCGGCAAATCATCGAAGATGAGATGAAAAACGGATAAAGATTGCGTCCCAGAGCCATAAATATACGGTATAAGTGTGGTAACAGCAAAGAAATGACTGTTGCCACATTTTTTGTTCTGTCGCGGCAAAGCACCGCCGACAAGGGAAAGGAAGATAGAACATGGCACTGACGCGCAAGCTCCTGAAGGGAATGGGGCTTAACGAGGAACAGATGGACACTATCATTGAGGCGCACACCGATACCGTAGACGGGCTGAAAAGCGACCTTGCACGGTATAAGGCAGACGCCGAAAAGCTCCCCGGGGTACAGGCGGAGCTTGAAAACCTGAAAGCCAAAGGCGACGATGGCTGGAAGGATAAGCACGATAAGGTCAAAAAGGAATTTGACGACTACAAAAGAGAGCAGATGCAGAAGGAAACCAAGTCCGCGAAGGAAACCGCGTACCGGGAGCTTTTGAAATCTGCGGGTATCAGCGAAAAACGAATTGATTCGGTTTTGAAGGTTACCGATCTTTCTTCGGTTGAATTGGAAGACGGCAAGATCAAGAACGCCGATGATTTGAAGAAGTCCATCAAGGAAGAGTGGGCAGATTTCGTTGTTACCACGAAACAGAAGGGCGCGGACACCAAAGACCCGCCCACAAACAACGGCGGCGCTATGAGCCGGGACGACATCTTCAAAATCAGGGACGCGTCTGAACGGCAGGCAGCAATTGCCGCAAATCTCAATTTGTTCGGAAAGGAAGAATAATATGGCAGCAAAAAACAACCTGACCATGACGAGCGACGTTCAGGTAACTGCTCGTGAAATCGATTTTGTAACCCGCTTTGCGCGGAACTGGCAGCACCTGCGCGACATTCTGGGCATTATGCGCCCCATCAAAAAGCAGCCGGGCACCGTCCTGAAATCCAAGACTGCAAGCGTGACGCTCGCGCAGAGCGTCGGCGAGGGCGAAGAGATTCCCTACTCCAAAGCGACTGTCATCGAGAAGGACTATGCGAACATCAACGTCGAAAAGTACGCGAAGGCGGTCTCCATCGAGGCGATCAAGGAATACGGCTATGACGTTGCCGTCGCAATGACCGACGAGGCGTTCCTGTATGAGCTGCAGACCAATGTCACCAATCGTTTCTACGATTATCTGAATACCGGCCTGCTGACCGTCAGCGAAACCAACTGGCAGCGCGCGCTTGCAATGGCGAAGGGCGCAGTCATCAACAAGTTCAAGCAGATGCACCGCACCGCGACCAACGTTGTTGGCTTCGTGAACGTGATGGATCTGTACGATTACCTCGGTGGCGCAGACATCACCATTCAGACCGAGTTTGGATTCCAGTACATCAAGAATTTCATGGGCTACAGCACGGTTTTCCTGCTGTCCGACGATGAGATCAAGCGCGGCCGCGTGATCGCAACGCCAGTTGAAAACATCGTTCTGTACTATATCGACCCGGCTGACAGCGATTTCGCCCGTGCCGGTCTTGACTACAGAACTGATGGCGAAACCAACCTTGTTGGATTCCATGTGCAGGGCAACTACTCCACTGCGGTCTCCGAGTCCTTTGCGATCATGGGCATGACCCTGTTCGCGGAGTATCAGGACGGCATTGCCGTTGCTGACATTGACGAGACCCCGTCGCTCGGCACGCTGACGGTTACCTCTGCGGCGGGCACGGCGACAGGTGACACGAAGATCACGGTAACACCCGCGAAGGAAGCAAGCGGCAACGTCTACAAGTACAAGGTAGGCGATTCGGCTGAGACTGTCGTCTACGGCCAGAACGTCAGAACGTGGCCGACGTGGGACGGCAAGTCCGATGTCACGGCGACTACGGGCAAGAAGATCACAGTCGTTGAGGCTGACGCGACTTACAAGGCGCAGAAGGCTGGCAATGCGACGGTAACGGCGAAGTGATGGAGGTGGCGGTGTGATGCTGACTGAATTATGTGGCGTGCTTCGGAACTGGTTTGAAACTGACAGAATCAGTGGTACGTACACGGTCGAAAACGGCAGCATCACACTGCCGTTTTTGCAAAACGGACAGTTTTTCCGTGTGGTGGGTTCTGTTTTCAACGACGGAGTTCACCAATACCCGGATTACGCGATGGCAGACGAGACATTTGATGGCTCTATCTGGCCGATGTCTGTTCCTCCCGCACTTCTCTGCTTGGGAGAGGAAATTAAGGCGTGGCAGGAAAAGAACGGAGACATCGCCGCGAGTCCTTACACGTCGGAGAGTTTCGGCGGGTACAGCTATTCAAAGACGACGAGCGGGTCTGCAACCGGCGCTGGAATGGTAACATGGCAGTCTGTTTTTAAGTCGCGCCTGAACCAATGGAGGAAGATATGAGCTTACTTGACGATTTTGCAAGACCGTGTGTCCTCTTGGACAAAAGCCGCGTGCCGGACGGCGAGAGCGGCTATATCACGACATGGGCGGAAGGCGCGGAGTTTTACAACTATCAGGCGCTTGATACGTCGATAGAGGCCAGAAGAGCCGAAAAAGAAGGCGTGACAAGCGTTTACTCGGTTTTGGTTCAGCAAAGCGTTCCGATTGAGTATAACGACTTCTTCCGGGATAAAACGACCGGCGAGACGTACCGCGTAACATCGGAGCCGATGGCAAAGAAAACCCCACGCTCTGCCAGCTTCGATCTCAAGTATTTCACGGCAGAAAAGAAGGCGTTACCGGCATGACGAAAGGACAGGCTCTACAAGAATGGTTTTCGCAGTTCCTGACATCCTATTCGGCGTCCAGCGTGCCGGACGATGCTGTTTTCCCGTGGCTCACATATGAGCTTATTACGGGCGCATGGGATAGTGGAGAGATCGGGCTTACGGTGAATCTGTGGTACTACACGGAAAAGGAAGCAGAACCGAATGCCAAAGCGCAGGAAATTTCGGATGCGATTGGTTTGGGCGGCGTGTTCGTTCCCTGTGATGGCGGCGCAATTTGGATTAAGCGCGGGACACCGTGGTGTCAGAACATTGCGGACGATTCCGACAAATACATCAAGCGGCGGTACTTGAATATCACAGTCGAGTACATTACCGCAAACTGAAAGGACTGATTTCATGGCGAAATTTACAAAAATTCCGGCGGATACGTTTAAGCAGCTGCAAATCAATGCTGGCGTTGTTTTGAGCGAATTTACGCCTGCAACCGGAACGTTTGAACCGGAGAACCAGATCGGCGCAACTACCGGAGGCGTTACATTTTCCGCGACACCGACGTATTCTGACTACGGCTCGGACGTGGACAACTGCCCAAAGAATATACAATATTCTTACCAACCACGCGAAAACGTTGGGGCTTCTACGCAAAATTGGGCGTTTTACTCTTGAACTGTGCGCCAAAACTACAGCCTGTTTCAGCCTATTTACCGAAATTGTGCGCCAAGTGTGCGCCAAGAAAGGAGAGGGCGGCGTGGTTAGGTTGATAAACGGACAGTTGTGGTATTGCTGCCCGGTCTGCGGCCAGAAGCTTCACAAATTAACCCCTGACGCTGTTTGCAGCGGCGTTATAACGTTTTGCAAGAAATGCAAATGGGAAGGGGTGATGAACATTCGAGACAGGAAAGGAGCTTAAACAATGGCGAGTATCAGGAAAATCGAGGGGAAACATGGCACGGCGTACAAAATCACGGTCACGCTCGGCCGTGATTCCATCGATCGACAAATCAGGCACTACAAGACGTGGAAACCAGAAAAGCCTATGTCCGCGAGAGAATTGAACCGGGAGTTACAGCGAGTAGCGACCGAGTTTGAACAAGACCTGATAAACGGGTTCCAAGCAGACAACAGGCAGACATTCGCGGAGTATGCCGCATACTGCTACACTATCAGGGAGCAGCGCGGAGACAAGCCGCAAACGCTAGCCCGCGTCCGTCGGCAAACCGAACGAATCAACGAATACATAGGGCAAATACCAATACAAGAAATTCGACCAAAGACCTTGAATGATCTTTACAAGAAGCTTTCAGAGCCTGGCGCCTGCCGGTGGCAGGTATTCGCGCTTCCTGCCGTTGACTTTAATGCGCTTATTCCTGAGGGTGAGACGCGCAAAGCTTTTGCGGAAAAATGCGGCGTTTATGGGAACTTGATTCGTAGACTATGCGAAAACCAGCCAATCAGCCGCAAAAATGCCGCTATTATTGAGGAAAAATTAGGCCGCAAAGATCTTTTCAAGCTGACAGGTGAGGGGAAAGCACTGTCTCCCGGAACAGTTCGAGATTATCACGCCATTATTTCTACAGTGCTCGGACAGGCATACAAAGAAATGATCATCAAATACAACCCCGCCGAGCGGGTGACGCTGCCAAAGAAAAAGCGCGTTCGGGAAAGTAAGACATTGCAGCCGGAGCAGCTAAAAGCCGTTCTGACCGCGCTGGAAGCCGAGCCGCTGCCGTTCCGTGCATTGATAACCCTTTTTATTTCAACGGGTTGCCGCAGGGGTGAAGCCCTCGCCTTGACGTGGGAGAAGGTGGACTTTGACCGGCGTGAAATTTTGATCGACAAAAGCATGATCTATCTTCCTGAAACCGGCATACAAAGTGGAACGACAAAGACCGGAAATAGCCGCAAAGTAGCGATACCAAAAGAAACGGCGGAGCTTTTACGCAGATTGCGGGCAAGGCAAGCAGAAGAGCGGTTGAAGTTGGGCGACCTTTGGAAAAACAGCAACCTTGTTTTTACAAGGTGGGACGGTGCACCGATGAATCCGGGAACAGTGAATCTCGAACTTGATGAATTTTGCAAGCGCCATGACCTGCCGCACATTAACCCGCATCTTTTCCGCCACTCTGCCGCCTCTATTTTGCTTTCAAATGGCGTGGACGCGCTGACCGTTGCCGGAATGTTGGGACATTCTGACGTGTCAACGACGCTTGACACATACGCGCACGCCATAGACGAAGCAAAGCGCAAGACAGCAGACTGTATAAGCGAAACTATTTTTCATAAAAAGAACGCATAACGCTTGCAAAATATATAATTTTGTGATAGAATAAAGAAAATTGAATGAAGTAGCTTTAAGGTGAGAAATCGCCTTTTTGCGTGTGCCTTTGTGCCTATCACTTACGCATGGTAACAGTGCGTGAGCGGTGGGCACTTTTTATTTTTTTTGAATTGAAAGGAGTTTACAATGGTACGAATTAGAACTATTCCGAAAGCAGTTGCAGAGATCAAGGCGCAAGACCCCGGAACTTACATCAACGAACGTCTGCTGCGCAGATGGGTCAAAGACGGTACAATCAAGCCCGTAAACGGGAGCTATACGTTTACGCTGATCAACCTTGACGAGCTGGAAAGGTTCCTGTCTGATGAAAATAGCTGATCTTCTGCGCTACGGGCAGGCTAACGCCGTTCCGCTTCGAGGCTTGGCGGGAATAACCGGCCTTGACGGTCGAACCGTCCGCGCTATGATCTCCGCCGAGAGACGAGCGGGCGCGGCCATACTGAGCAACAACCAGACCGGCTATTACCTTCCTGCAAACGAGGAAGAAAAGGCGCGCTTTGTCCGCTCCATGCGGCACAGGGCGAAAGAAATTCTATGCGCGGCGGATGCCGTGGAAAGGGCGTAACAAATGACATACAAGAAAAAAGAAAAGCGGGCGACATGGTGGAAAATGCTTTACCATCAGAGGGCGGCTATTTCTTCAGTTTCGGACGCTGACGCCGGATTAGGTCTAAAGGCTGCATTTGCATATTTTGACGGTGAGGAAATCGACCCGGCACAGCTTACCCCCGGCGCATTTACCGTATTTTGTGTAATTCGTCCGTACATCGACGAAAGCATGAGGGACTTTCAAGAATCCGTCGAGAGTGGGAGAGCCGGAGCAGAAAAGCGATGGGGGGATAGATAGCCCCCCTATACCCCCCCTATACCCCCCCTATAGGGTAGCTTACAGAAGCAATAAGCAATATGCAATATGCTTGATGCACTACTGTAAAAGGGAATGACAAGTCATTCCACACCATGTATAAGGGTGCGCTGCGCGCGCACCGCCGCCGATATTATATATTTTCAATTTTTCTTCTTTTTTGTATAAGGGAGCGTTTCTAATGGTCTTTGATTTTGAGAAATTCGCAAGGATAACCGCGAGCGTGTACCCGCCGAGCGTCTATACTCTGCAAGACGCCTTGACCGTGTTCAAATACTACTTCGAGAAGTACGAGAAGCACATGGGGAAACCGCATCCACCCATCAGAGCAAGCCAGATCGTGCGAATATGCCAGGATATGCCCTATATCAATCAAGAGAGCAGGGGCAGCTATTATGAGGATGTTTCCCCGGCGGGGTACATTGCCATGATCGACCGTCACTTTGCAACAAAGTACCGGCATTGTGATTATAACATCAACCACTTTTTCAGCGGAAGAATTAGGGAACTCCGATTTTACGAGGAGCTTTATTGAAGGGGGTGAAAGACACGAGCGGGAAAAGATCACAAGCGAAAGGCCGCGCCGGGGAGCTGGAGCTTTGCCGCCTCTTGCAGGAGTACGGATACCCCGTGCAGCCGGGCGAGGCCGTGAGCTATGGCAGTACGCCCGATCTAACAGGGCTTGACGGCGTACATATTGAGTGCAAGCGCGGGGAAAAGCAGGCGCTTTATGAATGGATGGAGCAGGCGCAGCGGGATAGCAGAAAATTCAAGGATGGTTTACCGGCGGTCTTTTGGAGAAAGAACCGCGCACCGTGGCTTGTCTGCATGACGCTTGAAAACTGGATAGAGCTTTACCAGCGGAAAAAAGCGGAAGAAATCGGAAAGGAGTGCAGCGAATGACACCCAATGAAGAACGCGCCTTGTCTGCGCTCTTGACCTCGAAAACGAAGTTAGAGGCGGCAGAGAAAGCGGGGATCACAGACCGCACCATGAGGCGCTATTTTGAAAACCCCGAATTTTGCCAGCGATACCGCGAAGCGTTCGCCGGAGTAGTACAGGACGCAACGCGCAGGGCGCAGCAGCTATTAGAACCTGCGCTATCCACCTTGCAGACGGTCATGGAGGACGAGGAAATAAACCCCGCCGCCAGAGTAAACGCCGCGAAAATCGCCCTTGATTATGCCGTGCGCCTGACCGATCAGAACGACCTTGCAGAGCGTTTAGCGGCTTTGGAGGAAATGCGGCAATGATAACACGGGACAAGTTGGAACAGCGCATAGCGGCCCTTGAAATGGCAGAGAAGCAGCGACGGGATAGCATGACCGCCACCGCCACCGTGGAGGACTTTATAGCCCCGTGCTATCTCCCTTTGCACGAGGATATAAAAGCAGGGCAGCACCGCTTTTACAATCTCCCCGGAGGGCGCGGAAGCTGCAAAAGCTCTTTCGTATCGCTTGAGATCGTGGACGGCATACAGAGCGACCCCACAGGCCAGAGCAACGCTATTGTGTTTCGCAAAGTGGCGGGGACAATGCGCGACAGCGTTTTTTCTCAAATCGCATGGGCTATTGATATGCTGGGCGTTTCCCACCTCTGGAAAGCAACCGTTTCCCCGATGATGTATGAATACAGACCAACCGGCGCACAGATCCTTTTTCGAGGGCTTGACGATGCAAGCAAACTAAAATCTATCAAGCCCAGGCGTGGCACTTTCCGCTATTGTTGGTTTGAAGAATTTAGCGAGATAAGCGGCCCGAACTTTGCCCGAAATGTTTTGCAATCGGTCATGCGAGGGCAAGGGACAAATCCGCAAGTGTTCCGCAGCTTCAACCCGCCGATCAGTAAGGCGAATTGGGCAAATCAGTTTGTTGCAGAGCCGGACGCGCAGGGGATCACCTTTCACACCACCTATAAGGACATACCCGCCGAATGGTTAGGCGAGGCTTTCATAGCGGAGGCTGAACGCCTGGAGGCCGTCAATGAGCAGGCATACCGGCACGAATACTTAGGCGAGGCGACCGGCACCGGCGCGGAGGTATTCCCGGCGCTGGAAGTGCGGGAGATCACCGCCGAGGAAGTGGCGAACATGGAATACTTCTTTTCCGGCGTGGACTTTGGCTTTGCGGCAGACCCCGCTTGCTTTATCCGATGCAGCTATGACCGTAAGCACGATACAATCTACATTCTGAACGAGATTTACAAGCGCGGCATGAGTAACCGGCAGCTTGCGGAGGAAATCGCCCCGCTTGTGGAGGGGGACACCAAAGGCAGCAGCTACCTTTCCCCGGTAAGCGGCTTGTGCTTTCAAGATTACAGCGACATTTATTGCGATGCAGCAGAGCCGAAAAGCATAGCCGATCTACGCGACCACGGCTTAAAGCAGGCCAGAGCTTGCCACAAAGAGCCGGGATGCGTGGCGTATCGTGTCAAGTGGCTGCAACACCGGCGCATTGTGATTGATCCTGCAAGGACGCCAAACGCGGCGCGGGAGTTTGCAAACTACGAATACGAAAAGGACAAAGACGGCAATATGCTTTCCTCTCTCCCCGACAGGGACAACCACAGCATAGACAGCCTCGCTTATGCGTTAGACCGTGAGATTTACCGCAAGCGAGGGCAGAGCGCTTAAAGAAAGGAGAAAGTCATGGGCTATATGCGTATCAAGTGCCACTATTGCGGCGGCACATGGGAAGTGTACGGGCGAAGCGTCACAAATGGGGACTATGCCCGCACTTGCCCGCATTGCTTCAAGGCCATTGAAAGGCAGACATGGGAAAAGCAGATTGTACCGGCGTTTCATGCGCTGGACGATGCAAACCGCGAACTTGTAAAGGACAGCAGCGGCTACCATACCCCGCTTTTTGAGGTCAGCTATGAGGCCGACAGCGTATTCCGCAACGGCTATGAAAACTGTCCAAATTTGAATTGATAGACGGCGGGAAAGACCGCAGAAAGGAAAAATATGAGCAGATACAACACATACGCACGGCAGCTTGACGCTGCTTTCAGAAGCGCCCGCGACGAATACGCCGCGGCCTATGACAATCTCGTGCAGGCCCGGCGGGCCGACACCGACGCGAAGGCGTGGAGGCCCAATGACACCGCCGAAGACAAGCAGCTGCGAACCGCAACAGCGGCGCTCAATTTGAGCAAAGCAGAGGCGGAATTCAAAATTGCAGATGGCCGAATCTGGTCGGAGTTTGACATGAAGTGCAAGGAACTGCGCAAAGAGCTTGAAAAGGACGTTCAGAAAAACAGCCTCGCGAACCCGGACGCGATCGACGCGAACGCATTGGAGCTTCTGAAATCCGGTGCGCTGACCGTGGAAGATTACTATTCGTTTGCGGAGCGGTACGAGAGCAACGCGACCATGCTGCGCGTGATTTCAAAATACGCGCTGGACGCTTCTGAAAACGCGGATGATGCCCAAAGCGCGGCTGCGCTGCGTATTCTTTCCGACAACTGCAAAACGGGTATGGGGACAGTTTTGCGGGCTTGGAGCGAACTGGAGGGTGTGGCGTCCTATTGTTCCGGACGCGGTGGAAGCAGCCGCACCGCAATTGACCCAACGCATATTATCAGCATGGGAAAATGGTGGGAAGAACTGGCCGGACAGGCTATCGAGAATTTTTAAGGGGGCAGATATGGGATATATGATCATCGGGGCGGGACTTTTCCTCGCGGGCGCATTCTTCGGAATAGTCTTTGAGAGCTACGGGGAAATCTGGCAGGAACGGAGAGATAAGCACCATGACAACCGTTGAGTTCAAAGATCATAGCGCGGAATGCAAAGAGGAAATCGAGTCGCGGGCGTTTAAAGCGCTTACGATGTGCGGGCTTGTGGTGGAGAAATTCGCAAAGCAGCTTGCACCGGCAGACACCGGCCTTTTGCGCAACAGTATCACGTGGGCACTCGCCGGGAAGAAGCCAGCAGCGAAGTCGTACAAGGCCGATAAGCCAAAAAACGGCGTGATTCAGACGGGCGAATACAGCGGCACAGCACCGAATGATGATGAATTATCCGTTTTTATCGGCACAAACGTTGAATACGCTCCATACGTGGAGCTTGGGACGTCACAGCAGGAAGCGCAGCCGTTCTTGAAGCCCGCAGCGGCGAACAGCAAAAACGCGCTGGAACAGTGCTTTAAAAAGGCGTTCGAAGAATGAGCACGAAAGGATGGTGTAACAGGCCAACAGCCGGGGGAAAGCTCCGGTGTCCGTCGGCAGAGCGCGCGGGGCTGCCTACCCTTTGCAGCTTTGCAAAATCCTGCGCGAGGTACTGCGCAGGTACGCCGCTAAAGCACCTGCGGCGTGCTGACCATCTGTTCTTAGCCCTAAATATAGACGAAAGGAGCGGGAAAGGCCTCCCGCTCCTTTTGCTGTTCACCAGCGAAATTCCGCCGATGAACCCTTGAAGAAACACGAACGTTCGTTTGCTGTGTGGCTGTTGTAACGCCGCACACGCCGCCAGAAGCCATATACCCGCTCGGTTTATGCGGGAGAATAAAAAACGCCGCTGTGAGGCTTGTACGGCCTCACAGCGGCATATGCAAAACATCGTATTAAGCAAGACGCTTTTCAAGCGCCGCGATTCGCTCTGACTGCGACCGGATAACAGCTTTTAACAGCTGCATTTCGTCCTCGAGTTCGTCAACCCGTGTTTTCGGCGTCATCGTCTCCAAGATCGTCTTTTGGCCTTCGGCAAGAAGCTTAAGGCTCGGCATGATCGTATTTTCGATAATCACTTGCATATCATGCACAGCCCCGCGCCGCGCCTCGTCTGCAATCGCTTTGACCTGCTGTAAATCTTTTTCGTCTAACATTGCTTCATCCCTCCATGTTTTCATTATACGGCGTTTCCCGCCGTTGTCAATCCGGAAAAGAGGCCGGGGCGATCTGCCCCGGCTTTTGTTATTCGGCTGTGTTGTTTCGCTGAAGCTTTTCGTCTATGGCCTCGCTGATAAAACCGTTTACGCTCTGACCTTTCGGTTTTGCCGCTGCTTCAATTTCGCTTTTCTTTCCACGGGGCAACCGCACAAGCACTTTGTCGTATGCTTTTGCTTCATATTTTGCAGTTGCTGCTTTCTGCGCCTTTGATACGGTCACACTTCCACCTCCTTACATTGTGCATTATACCACATAAATATAACGATATCAATTGTACAAATTGCACCAATGTATAACGATATCTTTATACATAACGTCAATTGAAATATAACGCTATCGTGATATAATAAGGCCATGAGTTGAGGGGACACGGCGAAGGTCGAACACAAACGCGGCAACATAAGAGCGGGAACGGAGAAGCTTGAGAGAAATGCCAAAAGGGCTAGATACTCAGAGCCGCCCGCCGCCGGAGTTCCCAAACAAAAGAAAAGCGTCCTGCACGCCGTAGGAAGCAAACGCAGGACGCAACCACAAAAGGGGTCGCGGTCAGTATACCACGCCCCGCCGAAAATTGAAAGGGGTATTTCCATGAGCAACACAGAAATTCAGAACAAGGTCAACGAGCTTCGCGAGCTGCGCCGCATGGCCGACGAGCTGACAGCCGAGATCGAGAGCATTCAGGACGCGATCAAGGCGCACATGACTGCCATCGACGCTGACACGCTGACGGGCGCGGATTACAAGATCACATGGAAGACCGTGACCAGCAGCCGCTTTGACAGCACGGCGTTCAAGAAGGCAATGCCCGAGCTTGCCGAGCGCTTCACCAAGTCCACTACCGCGAGAAGGTTTTGTATTGCATAAAATATGAAAAAAAGCTTGACTTATTGGAACTCAAATATTATAATAACATTGTGGAACTCAAAAAGTGAGGTGATAAAGTGTCTCCACGGACAGGACGGCCAAAAGCAGAGCACCCCAAGTCAACAGATATCAAAGTTAGAATTGATGACGAAACATCAAAGAAACTTGATAAATATTGCAAAGTCCATAGCATCACACGGGCGGAAGCAATCCGACGAGGAATACATTTACTTTTGGCGCAGAAATAAGAATATCGGTTTACTGCTCTATCTTGGCGGACGGACAGTAAACCGATATAGCCCAGACCCTTGCGGGAGTGGTGTAAATATTCTACTACACCTCCCGCAAAAGGTCAACTATGACTTTTAGCGAGGGGGTTTTTTGTTGTCAAGAAAATACTTAGACATAACTGGTCAACGATTCGGACGTTTGGTAGCCGTCAAACGTTTACGCCTTGATAAAAAAAGGGGTCATTCGGTCTGGTTGTGTGCATGCGATTGCGGAAATAGCAAAGCCGTTTCTATCTCCGATTTAAAAAGCGGTAGCACTGTTTCTTGTGGATGCTTTGCAAGGGAACAAAGCGCAGAAAGGCTGAAAAAACGAACAGGAAGAATGAATTACGCTTATAAGCATGGGGCGGGAGTAAATCATAGCAAAACAAGATTATACCGCATTTGGGTGGGAATGAAAGCAAGATGTGGCAATCCGCATAACAAGTCATTCCCAAACTATGGTGGGCGTGGAGTGACCGTCTGCGATGAATGGCGCAACAATTTTTGTGCATTTCGGGATTGGGCGTTAGATAATGGTTATCAAGAAGATTTGACTATAGATCGTATCGACAATAACAATGGCTATTCTCCCCAAAACTGTCGTTGGGCTACGCGCTGTGAACAAAACAGAAACCGCCGCCCTGCGGAAACATGGACTTATCACAAAAGAGGTGGAGCACAATGGAAAACATCACCACTTCGCGTAGATTTGTTGTAGCGTAACGGGAGGGCAATTATGGACGAAAGATATATTATCGCCCCCGCCGCGCTCAAGGCGGAACTGATCGGCGCTGAACTGAACGCCGTATCTGCGCATTGGCTTCTTGAACCCGTGCTTTAACCGATGATTCACGGTCTAACCTGCGAGGGGATTCTGGAAGAGTACGCAGAGGAGACCGGCGGCGATCTGGACAAGGCCGCCCGGGAATGGATGGAAGAGAACTTTGACGCGCTGGGCGCAGCGCTGTTTGCAGTTGAGCAGTTGGTTTCTCTTACCGCAGACACGCTGCAAATGCTCCCCGTTGTGCAGACGAAGGAGGAAAATTGATATGTTCATTTCCAGAACGACAAGAGAAGAACGCGTGACGATTGAAACAGCGCTTGACAGCGCATTTCTGAAAATCGATCAGGCCGGAAAGCTGCTCTATGATCTGCTGGAAGACTACTTCGGAGACCGGGAACAGAAGAAGCTCACCGACTACGACACTGAGACAATCGGATACCGTCTGTGGATTGTTTCCGACATTCTCTCAGATTCCGTGCTGGAATACCATCTACAAACCGGGCATTATGACGCACAGGGCGTAAAAGGGTACATCGAAAGCGCCGAACGTGCCAAAGCCAACGCAGACGCTGTGCGGGCGCAGAAAGAGAGGCTTCACCATGACCAGAAAGCAGGCTGAGTGTTATGACCTCTATGAGCGCGGCTTTAGCGTCAAAGAGATTGCCGCCATGCTCAAAAAGAACCACGCCACAGTTTCAAACCTTCTCAGAGCAGCAAGGTCACCGAAAAAGCACAGGAAGAACGCAAGCGCAGCAACCTGCCCATATTGCAGCTGCTGCTTCACCTGTCCGCTCCCGGATTGTGTAATTCCTGCCTGCCAGATTGTCAACCTTCTGCCGGAAGGCTTTGTGTACAGATTTGATGATTGAGGCGTTGATTTTCAACTTGTGCGCCAAGAATGTGCGCCAAGAAACTAGAGAATAAACAAAAGTGGCAACAAAAACAGGCATATTAGGCTGAAACAGAGAAAAATAGTTATTAAATTTGTGCAATGTTGCGAGTTGTAATATTTGCCCAAAGAACACCATGGAAATGAAGCGGATGGACGATGTCGAAGTGAAACTTTCCGGTACATATGTAACGGCTACGACTGCCTCCGCGAAATCTCTTATGGCGGCGGCTGACATCGACGGCACAGATACGACGAAGGTTGTTCCTCGGCGCGATCTTTCGCCGACTGACTTTGCGGACATCTGGCTTGTGGGTGATTATTCCGACAAGAACGGTGCGACAAACGGTGGTTTCATTGCTATTCGTCTTATGAACGCGCTATCGACCGGCGGATTCCAGCTGAAAACCGCCGACAAGGGCAAGGGCCAGATGGCGTTTGAGTACACGGCGCACTATTCGATGTCGAAGCAGGACGTTGTGCCGTATGAGGTTTATATCAAAGCCGGTACGGCCGAAACATAAGGAGAAGAAAATATGAAATTTTCGGAACTTAGCACGGATAGAGCAGCTGATGTTCTTTGCGAGGTCAGCGTGTACGCGCTCAATATTCTGACGGACGATGGGCTGCGGGAGAGTCTGAAAGCACAGATCGACGCGGAGAAGCCGCAGACGGCGGGAGAACGGTACGCGATCGGTGCGCAGAAGATCGGTCAGTGGATTCCCCTGATTCTGAAAAAGCACCGGGAAGATACGCTTGGGATTCTGGCTGCGGTCAACGAAACGACTGTTGAGGCGATCAAAAAGCAGAGCATCCTAAAAACCATGCGGCAGATTCAGGAGATCGTCAAGGACAAGGATATGCTGAATTTTTTCAAATCTTGCGCGTCGGAGGCGAAAGCGTAACGCTTGCGCTTCTGGCAGCTCCAAAGATAAGCGCGGGAGGGCTGATTCGCCTTTTGCCGATTTTGGTAAAGCGGCAGCAGGAAGAATCAGCCTTCCGTATTTATACGACGGAGTGTATGCGCACGATCACGGAAAACACAGCGAAATTCGCGGGCGGAAGCTTTGTGCAGGCAAAGTACACCGATCTTATTAGCCAGAAGCCGCAGGACAACCGAACCTGCGAGGAAATCACCGCCGAGGTTGTTAAGCGGTGCGGATTGGTGGTGAAGCATGAATCTATTTGAACTTTTTGTAAAAATCGGCGCCGATACGTCCGAGGCCGACAAGGGCATCGACGAAACCGGGAAGAAAACATCTGGGCTTGGCGAAAAAATAAAGAGCGGGCTTGCAACTGTCGGAAAGGCCGCAGTTGTCGGCGTGACCGCAGCGGCGACGGCAATCGGCACAATCGGCACAAAGGCGATCCAGGCATACGCAGACTATGAGCAGCTCGTCGGCGGCGTGGAGACGCTTTTTAAGGATAGCCAAGATAAAGTCATGGAGTACGCAAACAACGCGTATAAAACCGCTGGGTTGTCCGCAAATGAGTACATGGAAACGGTTACGAGTTTTTCTGCATCCCTGCTGCAGTCCCTCGACGGCGACACCAGCGCTGCGGCAGAAAAAGCAAACTTGGCGCTGACCGATATGTCCGACAACGCGAACAAAATGGGCACGGACATGACATCAATCCAGAACGCATATCAGGGGTTCGCAAAAGCAAATTACACCATGCTCGATAACCTGAAGCTCGGCTACGGCGGTACGCAGGCCGAAATGCAGCGGTTGCTTGAAGACGCGGAGAAAATCTCCGGCATCAAGTACGACATTTCCAGCTATGCGGATATCGTGGACGCGATCCATATCGTGCAGACCGAAATGGGAATCACCGGCACGACCGCAAAAGAAGCCGCGTCCACGATTCAAGGCTCGTTCGGCATGGTAAAAGCCGCATGGCAGAACCTTGTGACCGGCCTTGCAGACCCGGATCAGGACTTGGGAACCCTCGTCGGGAACTTTACAGATTCCGTTGTTGTCGCAGGAAACAACCTGATTCCGCGCATTCAGGAATTACTGCCGCGTATCGTGGAGGCTGTAACGTCTCTTGTTGGAACGGTCAGCGAGCAGCTGCCCGCACTGCTTGAATCTGTCCTTCCCTCGCTCATCGAGGGCGCGACAAGCCTGGTTACCGGGCTCATGTCCGCGCTCCCGGAGATTCTTACCGTGCTGGGAGACATTGCGCCGACAGCCATTGGGATTCTCGTTCCGGCTATAGTCGAGCTTCTGCCGGAAATCATTCAAACCGGTATAGATGTTGTTATCTCTCTGGTACAAGGCATTACGGAGACGCTCCCGGAATTGATCCCGGCGGCAACAGAAGCAATCATCAAAATCGCTGAAACGCTGACCGACCCTGGAAATCTCGGGAATTTGGTAGATGCGGCGCTTGAGATCATCCTCGCTCTGGCGGACGGAATCATTGACGCCGTCCCGAGGCTGCTTGAGGTGGCTCCCAAGCTTATCACAAATCTCATCACCGCGCTTATTGAAAACTTCCCCAAAATCATCGAATCCGGCGTAAAGCTTGTCATGTCGCTCGTCGACGGCCTGATTAAATCCATTCCGCAGCTTACTGCGGCTGTGCCAAAACTCATTATCGGGATTGTACAGGGGATTCTTAACAATCTTCCGCAAATCATCATGTCAGGCCCGAAAATTATCATGGCGCTTATTGAGGGACTTATCAGTGCAATCCCCGACCTCATCATGGCGATCCCAACGCTAATCCAGTCAATCGTTGAAACTTTTTTGGATTATGATTGGGGCAGTATCGGCGGCAATATTGTAGATGGCATCAAGAATGGATTCCTCCGTATGTGGGAGAACCTGAAACAAACTGTAAGCAACATGGTCAATGGCCTTGTGAGCGGCGTCAAGAGCATCCTCGGGATTGCGTCCCCGTCTAAAGTCTTCGCCGGAATCGGCGGCTACATGGCAGAAGGACTCGGGCAGGGCTTTGACAGGGAAATGCTCGGGGTGCGGAGAGATATCGAAGATCAGATGACCTTCGGAACAACGTCATTCTCCGTGTCCGGCGCGGCAAAGTCCTCTGTTGGCGTCGTGAACGGCCTGCTTGCCAACAACCAGCCCGGAACGCCAATGCAGATCAACCTTGTACTCGACGGACAGACGATAGCAAGAGCAATATTCGATCCGCTGCGGGGCGAGATCGTACAAAGGGGTGTATCGCTTGCGTAGGATTAAAATCACGGACGGAACAAACACGGTCACGCTTCTGCGCGATCTCGTGTTCACGATTCAGCCGAAGGATATTGGCGCAACCGCGACAATGGCATCCGGAAAGACGGTTATGGATATCATCGGGGTAAAAAATGAATTGAAAATCCCGACGGGATGGCTTTCTGTCGCCGATCTCCGAAAACTCCGCAGCATGATCAACACGAAACATGTGTTGAGCGTGACATACCCGGATGTAGACGGCGACAAAACAAGGGATTTCCTTTTTGAACAGCCGGAATACAAGGCGATTATCTACGATGAGGACGGCGTATCGCAGTGGTGCGGCGTCACGATCTCCGCGACACAGCAAGGGGTGGATTGATGCAGAAGGTATCAAGCAATTACGCACCGTTTACACCGGTGCGTGAGGTCGGCATGCTTGTCCGGTTTTACATTGTTGACCCGTCGGCAAAGAAGAACGGTACGGCCTCTGCATCGGATTCGGCACCAGGCACAAGCGCCGCCGAAACAATCAGCGACAGAGAAACCATATCCGGGAAGTTCGCTGGGCTTGAATTGAACCGGTGGGTTCTGGATGGGACAATCGATATTCCGAACGATAGCTTTGACGGGCAATATGTTGGCTGGTGGAGCGGAGTAGCATCAAACGAGAGCGCCGAAATGGCAAGCACAATTACGTTTGAATTCTCCGCGCCGGTATCCACGATTGGCTGGGCGATGCTGTTTGATGAAAAAATGAACCAATACCCGGCGCAGATCACAATTACCGCATATGCGAGCGACGGAACGACGGTCGCAACTGGAACAAAGATGATCACGCAGGCGCGGCAGAACATCAGCATGACTGCCGCAAATTACACAAAGCTGACGATTCGATTTGACAAGACGTTCCTGCCAAAGACACGCGCCCGGCTGCGGCAGATCGATTTCGGCCTGACGGAAACCTACGAAAACGACACAATGGCCGACGTGAAGATCATAGAGGAAGCATCCGTTTCCTGCGAATCGTTCCCGTCCCGGCAGATTTCCTTTACATTCGACAACGCGGATCATCGGTACAACATTCTGAACCCGGACGGCGTTTTCTCCGTGATTCAGGATGGCCAGAAATTGCTTGCCAGATGCATTGTAAACGGAGAGAGCATAGACGTTGGCGAGTTCTTTTTTACGTCCGTTACAGCACGCGATTCCGGCGTTACGGCACAGCTTGTCGGAAACGATATGGCTGTGACACTCGATCGCGCAACCTATGAGGCCGGAAACGCTACCGCGTGCGAGCTTCAGACTGTAGTTGCGTCCGTACTGGAAGGATACGACGTCACTGTGATCTACGGCGGCGGCGCAGACAAAAGAACGGTAGTCCCTGCAATCCCTCGGAAGACGACAAGACGCGAGGCGATCCGGATTCTGGCGCAGGCCGCAATGTGCTCCGCGTGGTTTGATCGATCCGGAAACCTGCACATCGCGGAGCTTTCAGCAGGCGCGGTATTGGGAGAAATAACGCCGGATGAGCTTTATAACTATGACGGTGTGTCCATATCTGAGGCAGTCGACTGCGTAGAGCTGCACGTTAAGAGCGACTACGCGAATATCGACACGACAATCACCGCCGGGAGCGGCAAAAACATCAAGAGCGTAAACAACCCGTGCGTAGCGCCTGCAAACTATCAGAGTGTGGCCGCGTGGCTGCTTGCGCAGTATAATCGCCGAAAGATCTACAGCGTGAAAAACCGGGGCAATCCGGCGCTCGAAACCGGTGACACCATCAAAATCTCCGACGCATTTGCACAAAACGAAAATGCTGTGCAGACCGGTATGGAACTGACGTTCAGCGGAGGCGGAATTTATGCCGTAACGAAAGGAGTTGGCGCATGAGTACCATCATTGACGCCCTCGTCACCGACCGGACGCAGGCGGACGTGGAGCACGTCAAGGCGCTGGCCGCGAAGGGCTTTGCTGCCATGACCGCAGCCGAGCGGGCGGAATGGCTGGCCGGGATGAAGGGCGCGTACAACGCAAGCGACATGAATCGCGTGGGAACCGCCATGAACTATCTGGCGGCGCGTCTTGCGCCGGTCTGCGGCATGAGTATCGCATGGTCTGCAAAAACAGATTGGGCCGCAACGGACATTATAACGGCCTCACAGGCCGAGGCATACCGCAAGAAGGTGCAGTCCATCCGGGACGCGCTGGCATACCCCGAAGGAACGCCGGACGCGCCCGGCCTCGACCGCCTGACCTACACCGGCGCAAACGACATCGAGCGCATTCTTGCGCTCTGCGAGGAACTGATCGACAACATCACAAAGGCGTTCCGCTACACCGGCGCTGCGGAATGCGCGACAGGAGGCTTGATATGAAAGATCGTCAACCTACAAAAGTCCTTTCCAACGGTGCTATTCGATATGGCATCTACAATTCCGACGGTAGTCTTGATCACTACGAGTACATGAAACGTATGGACGAGCCAACAGTTGAGGGTACGCCTCTCAATAAGGCAAATCTTCTGTCCGATGCCACTGCCGCCAAGCTCTGGCCGAACGCAACCACGAGGCCGGAAGACCCGACAGTCAACGACGCGTTCGGAAAGCTTTCGGAGGGCACGGCCAGAGTCGGCGATATCGCCATCACCTCCCGTACCGACCTTTCCGCCGCCTGGCTCCCCTGCGACGGCCGCATCGTATCGCAGGAGCAGTATCCGGAACTTTTCTCTGTTCTTCGCAGTTCTGCAGCACCTCTGCCATGGACACTGAAAACGGCAAGCATAAATCCGACCGCAATGTGGTTCTTGAATGGGGAATGGGTTGCAATGTCCGGCAATAAACTTTATACTTCCGCTGATTTGGAAACGTGGACGCAGCGAACATCCATTCCTTCAGGGCTTACGATGGTAGACGCAGTGCTGGAATACGCGAACGGCTTTTACTACACCATTTTGGATAGCGGTTCAGCCGCAACCACAGGAATATACAAAACATCGAGCCTTGATACAAAATTCACGCTGTACGCAAGCGGGAGTTTGCCGTCTACGCCAACCAAAGGAGATCGTGGGCTGTTTATTACGCCGAACTTTTTGTATATCTATGCCGTGGGTTCAAAATACACCGGCTACGATGGTCACGATCATGAATATATAAGCTGCTCATATGTGAACCCAGCAACGCAGGCGATTGTGGCGATAGGAGACATCGACGGTGTCTTTTTTTACAATCAAGAGCAAGGACGCTTTTACAAGCTGGAGTTATCAAACACGAGCAACAGCCTGACAACAGCAACGGCGGAAACTCTGATCAATCCGACATGGGAGACGGTAAGTACCGTATCACTTGCGACTCTTTCTCCATCCTTCAACGAACCGCCAGGTTACACAAGGCATGATCTGATGTCTGCGTATCATTGCGGAACGACAATCATTGCATTCTTCGGGCTTATGAAGACAAGCATCGTTGGCGGTACTTTTACCGAGTATACCGGATATATGGTGTACAGGTACTCGACAGACAGCGGAACAACATGGAGCAACGGGAAAATTATCTCTTATGAATCTGGCAAGCGAGGGCTTCCAGCATACAGCGGTGGAAAATACAAAGGCGGGCTGCTTGTGACAGCCGGTGACGTGACAGCGACAAAGAATGGTACAAGCGCGGTAAATATTATTGCAATCAGCGCCCCTGCAGCTGGGCAAGCCTATAGCGATGTGCTAAATGACGGTATACCAGACATTGCTCTATCGCTTGACGGAAGAGCGGCATATAGTTCAAGCAACGGCATTGCATATTGTGATTATAGCGTTAGCGGAAAGACAATTCCCATTATTGGCGTGAGTACCCGTTGTAAAGCCTATATCAAGGCGCTGGAGGAATAATTATGCAAGATAGAGTAGGCAGCATAGATCTAGCTAACGGAGCTATCCGGTACGTAGGCTACAATGCCTACAAAGTTGTATTGCGTGGCGTATGGCTTAAACTAGAGGACGAGCCACTGCAGATAGAAACTCCGCTCACAGCAGGAAATCTACTGACCGCGCAGACCGCCGCAAAGATCTGGCGAGCGGGCGACGCACCGGCGAACCCGATGGTAAATGAGGCATTCGGGAAGCTGTCGGAGCCGAACTATCACGTTGGTGATATCCTCACAACCGTCCGCATTCTCTCTGCCCCATGGCACGCATGTGACGGCTCTACATTCAGCCAGACGCAGTACCCGGCGTTGTACGCCGCTCTGGGCGGCACGACGCTACCGACGATCAGCTATTCCAGCGATACCACCACCTACATCAAAATGGCGGACGATTAGCCCGGCAAAATAAAAGAGAAAGGAGCGGAAAAATGGACACCAAAACCATCATCGTCACCCTCGTCTGCGCCGTGCTCGGCTCGTCCGCGCTGACGGCGGTCGTCAATGCCGTCGTTGGCGCGATACAGAAAAAGCGCGGCAAGGCCACAACGCAGGAGGCGCACCTGGCCGAGATCGACAAAAAGCTCGGGAAAATGCAGGAGCATCAGGACGAGCAGTATCTGGCAATCCTCCGCCTCACGATCATGAGCGAGGAAATGCCAATGGCCGAGCGCCTGATCGCCGGGCAGAAATACGTCAAGCTGGGCGGCAACGGCGATGTAAAAAAGTTTTTGCACCAGCTCGAGAAGCAGTGTGAGCACAATGGAGTTTAGCAAGAAGTGGCTGATCTGCAGCGCGCTCGTCGGCCTCGCACTCATTATCGCCTGCGCGGCAGGCGCAGACCTGACGGAGATCACGCTTGCGGTGCTGGCTGAAACGACGGCTTCCAGCGGATTCTATCTCTGGAAGGCCAAGAACGAGAACCGCGCGAAGTACGCGCAGAAGTACATGGATAAATGGGCCGAAAAGTACGGCCCGGAAGCGGCAGCACGCATCGCAGAGATCGTGCTGCAAGATTGAAAGGAGCATACTTATGAAAAAACTGTTTATCTCTCAGCCTATGAAGGAAAAGACCAACGAGGAAATTCGGAAAGAACGTGAAGATGCGATCTTCTGCGCAAAGGAGCTGATGGGCGATGAAATCGAAGTGATTGACAGCTTCTTTGAAAACGCTCCGGCGGAGGCAAGGCCACTGTGGTATCTTGGCGAATCGCTGAAACTGCTGTCTACGGCTGACGTTGCGTACTTCGCCTCCGGTTGGAAGAACGCCCGCGGCTGCAAGATCGAGCATATCTGCGCGGAGCAGTACGGCATCAACATCGTGGAAGCGTGAAAGGAGTAAGCTATGGACTACACACAAATCATCTCGGCAGTGATCGCGCTCATCAGCGCGCTCGTTTCGGCATTTTTGATCCCGTGGCTCAAAACCAAGATCGACGCGGATAAACTGCAAACGCTCCGCACTTACGTTGAGATCGGCGTAAAGGCGGCGGAGCAGCTGTACACCGCGACGGACGGCGCGGCGAAAAAGGCGTATGTCGTGAACTTCCTCGCCGAGAAAGGCATTCAATTTGATGTGGAAACAATCGATAAGCTGATCGAGGCCGCCGTGCTGCAGCTGCACCACGAGTTGTACGGGAGTGAGCGGGCATGAGTATCAAAATTGGGCAGGCCAGTCTTGGAGAAACCGGAGGCCGCAATCAGCAGCCCGGCAACCAGACCGGGCGGGAGCTGAATATTTCCAACTGGTACAATGGCCGCTGGATCGGCGTCCTGCGCTACAAGAGCCGCAAAAAGGCCGAACGGGCCGCGCAGACGTGCGAGGCGGCCATTAAGAACCCGAACATCGGCTACGACATGGACGGCCGGAACACGGCATACGAGGCCGCCAGAGCCGTCGGATGGGACGTGAGCAAGATCACAAAGCCAGTGGAGACGGACTGCTCCGCGCTCATGATGCTCTGCGCCGTGGCCGCAGGCTGCGCGTCGGTCGAAGCCCTCTACCGTCGGCAGGGCAACAGCTGCACGACATACTGCATGCTGCACGATTGGCCAGCAACGGGAGATTTTATGCTGCTGACCGGCAGCAAGTATCTGACGACGGACGCAAATCTCCTGCGCGGGGACGTGCTGGTAAGCGAGGGCCATACCGTGATGGCCCTCGAAGATGGAAAAAATGCAGAGGAGGAAACCGAAATGGTAGAAAAGAGCAAGATCATCGTGGACGGTAAAGAAGTCGCCGTTGAACGCATCCTGAAAAACGGCACGAACTACGTCAAAATCCGCGATATCGCCGCCGCGCTGGATCTCGAAGTGAGCAACAAGGGCAATATCGCTGTGCTGAATCACAAGGAAAAGTAAGGAGGCGGGGCCTATGTCGCCGCAGGCGCGGGCCAAGCTGCCGCCAGAGCTGGGCAGGCTGACCAGAAAGGATATGGAGGCCGTAATCTATCAGGCCAATCTTGGCCGGGAAAACGCGCAGATTGCACAGCTCTATTTCGTGGACAAGCTCCCGCAAGTGGACGTTGCAGCAGAATTGTATCTGGGCCGCGCCACGGTCCAGCGCCGACTGCCGGAGATCATGCGGGAGATGCAGCGGACATCCAGCAAACTGTATAACTGAGATAAGCGCCGGTTTCTCGGCGCTTATTTTTTATATAAAAATTTTTGAAAAGCCCTTGACATATACGGTATTACAGTATATAATGCAGCCATAGACACAAAGCAAAACAAACACGACAAAAAAATCGGAGGATGGCAGACATGTTTAATATCGTTTCCGCGTGGGGAGCGCAGACAAATCCCCACTATAACCCGGACACTGCAAATAATGGCGGAGGTTACTGGCAGTTTTCCGGCGGTATCGTCGTCGATCTTAACGGCCAGCTTGTCACCGTCGAGGCCGACGACACGTCCTGCGGCGATTTTGGCAGCCGCGTGTATTTTTCCGTGACGGCTGACGGCTTCTGCTGGCAATTTTCCGACGGCACAATGGACGATGCGTCCGTTGACGCCCCGGAGGATGTCTTGGGCGTTCTGCGGTCCGTCTCCGGCGTTCTGGGCGTGGACGCCGAAGCGCTGATTTCTGCCGCGTTGAATGCGGCGAACGTCTGCGCGTGGGAGGTATGCTATGCCGACTGACACCCAGCGCCGCGCTCGCAACAAGTGGGACGCTGAGAACATGTCCGTGATCTCCTGCAAGCTCAAGCGGGAGATCGCGGAAAGATTTAAGGCCGCAGCCAAGTCCAACGGCACGACGCCAAACGAACTGATACGCGGCTGGATTGCTGCATATTTATTTGAGCAAAACTGATGCATAACTGAGGCACAGGAAAATAGTAAAAAGCCCATACTGGACACATCAAAGGAGTGTTCGGTATGGGCTTTTCTTATTTCAATCCAAATCCCGCCGGGCAGAAGGTCGGGGACTGCACCGTCCGGGCTATCGCAAAGGCGACTGGGAAGAGCTGGGACGAGGTGTATATCGGCCTGTGCCTGCAGGGGCTCATCATGGGCGATCTGCCGAGCGCAAACAGCGTGTGGAGCGCATACCTCCGGCAGCAGGGATTTACCCGGAACGTAATCCCGAACACGTGCCCGGACTGCTATACCGTCGCGGATTTCTGCGCAGATCATCCGCGCGGCGTGTATGTGCTGGCGTTGTCAAGCCACGTTGTGTGCGTGGAGGATGGGACGTATTTTGACACGTGGGATTCTGGGAGTGAAATTCCACTGTTTTATTGGGCAAAGGAGGAAGCATGATGTTTGGACAACAGCCGTATGTGTATCAGCAGCCGATTTACAATCAGCCGCCCATGCCGCAGATGCAGGAGCCGCAGATGCAGATGCGTCCGCAGTATCAGCCCGCGCCGCAGATGCCGGCCTACCAGCCGCATCCCCAGCAGCCGCAGAATCAGTCGATTATCTGGATCCCGAACGAACAGGCCGCAAACGACTTTATCGTCGCGCCCAACAATGCCGTTACGCTTTGGGATATGAACGCGCCGGTCGTGTATGTGAAAAAGGCAGATGCAAGCGGCAAGCCGACCATGACGACCTACGACCTTGTAGAGCGTGCGCAGGCCGCGCCAGCGCCCGCAGCGCCGCGAAAAGACATGAGCGAAGAATATGTGACCCGCAGGGAGTTTGAAGAGCTTGTGGCGAAGCTGGCCGCTCCAAGCGTCAGGCCGCGAAAGATGAAGGAGGCGGACAATGAATCCACTGTTTAATGCGCTCGGCGGCGGGCAGATGCCCGGCCCGATGGGGCAGTTTCAAAATATGGTGCAGCAATTCCGGCATTTCCAACAGACATTTCAGGGCGACCCGAAAGCGGAGGTTGAAAAGCTGGTACAAAGCGGGAAAATCACGCAGCAGCAGTTGAATCAAATGCAGCAAATGGCTGTGCAATTCCGGCAGCTGCTCGGATAAAATGAATCTTAATTCGTGGCCACGATTGAGATAAATTTCAAAATCTACGAAAGGAGAATTTT